CTTCAGATCTAGACGCATTAATCGAGTCTGAAGCTACTCTTTCTGAAGAGTTTAAAGCTAAAACAGCCGTAATTTTTGAAGCAGCTATTAAATCTAAACTATCAGAAGAAATTGATCGTTTAGAGGAAAACTACGCAACTGAGCTCGAAGAAGAAATGTCAGCAGCTAAAACTGATATGGTCGAGAAAGTTGATAGCTATCTGAACTATGTAGTTGAAAATTGGATGGAAGAAAATAAACTTGCTGTAGAATCAGGTCTACGTACCGAAATTTCTGAGAAGTTTATGAATTCATTGAAAGATCTGTTTACAGAGTCTTACATTGATGTTCCTGAATCCAAAGTTGACCTAGTTGACGAATTAGCCGCAGAGGTAGAAGAGTTAGAAGAAGCTCTGAATAGCTCTATGGCAAAAGCCATCGAAACTGCTGAAGAATTAGAAGAAATGAAACGGCACGAAGTAATTCGTGAAGCTTCAAAAGATTTAGCAGAAACACAAGTTGAAAAACTTGCGAAGTTGGTCGGAGATATTACCTTTGAAGATGAAGATACTTTTGCAGAAAAAGTAAAAACAGTCAAAGAGTCATACTTCAAGAAAGAAGCTGTTGAGTCTGTAATTGAAGACTCAGTTGAAGATGACGATGGTAACATCGTTGAAACAACTGGCCCAATGGCACAATACCTCACCGCGATCCGCAAGTCGGCGCAAACATAAATTTGGGAGTCCAAACAAATGCAATCTTATGACAAATTAGTCGAAAAGTGGGCACCAGTACTTAATGAAGAATCTGCCGGTACTATCAAAGATGCTCATAGACGTAGCGTAACTGCTGCTATCTTAGAAAACCAAGAGACAGCTCTACGTGAAGAGCGTGCTCAAAATCAAGGCTTCATCACAGAAGCTGCTCCAGCCGGTGCTAACACTGGTTCAATCGGAACATGGGATCCTGTGTTGATTTCACTTGTACGACGTGCAATGCCAAATCTAATGGCGTATGACGTTGCTGGTGTTCAGCCTATGTCAGGTCCAACAGGTCTCATCTTTGCGATGAAATCACGTTTCGACGGTGGTGCAACTAACAAAACTGAAGCTCTCTTCAACGAAGCTAATACTCGCCATTCAGGTACAAAAACTGCGGCGGCTATTACTCAAGAGGGTTCAGGTCTAGACGTAACCAACGCAAGCTCGCCAAACACGATCGACTCAGACCGTGCTACTGATCTTGCTCGTTCTGGTATGACAACAGACTCTGCTGAAGCTCTCGGTGATTCAGCCTCAAATGCTTTCGAGCAAATGGGTTTCACCATTGAGAAATCAACTGTGACTGCGAAGTCACGTGCGTTGAAAGCGGAATATACTCTAGAACTAGCACAAGACTTGAAAGCAATTCATGGTCTTGACGCTGAGACAGAGTTAGCCAACATTCTATCAACAGAAATCTTGGCTGAGATCAACCGTGAAGTTATCCGAACAATCAACTCACAAGCGAAAACTGGTGCGCTACAAGCATCAACAGCAATCAATGGTGTGTTTAACATGTCATCAGATGCTGATGGTCGTTGGTCAGTTGAAAAATTCAAAGGTCTAATCGTTCAAATCGAACGTGAAGCAAACGTAATTGCAAAAGAAACACGTAGAGGAAAAGGTAACTTCATTATCTGTTCTTCAGACGTTGCTTCTGCTCTTGCAGCTTCAGGCATGTTGGATTACACTCCTGCACTATCAACTAACTTGAACGTAGATGACACAGGCAACACATTTGCTGGTGTTCTTAACGGTCGTACACGAGTCTATATTGACCCATATGCAACTGTAGATTACGTAACTGTTGGTTATAAGGGTACAAACCCATACGACGCAGGTATCTTCTATTGTCCATACGTACCATTAACTATGGTTCGTGCGGTAGGGGAAGAAAACTTCCAGCCAAAAATCGGTTTTAAAACTCGATACGGCATGGCATCAAACCCATTCGTAGGTGCAACACCTGCTGATGGTTTGGCTGCAGTAAAAACCAACCAGTATTACAGAATTTTCCGCGTAGACAATATCATGGCATAAGCCTACGGAAAATAATACCTCCACAAGGGTCGCTTCGGCGGCCCTTTTTTTATTATAAATAGTCACATATAGAGGAAGATTATATGGCTATATCAACCACAACAACATCTACTGGTATTTTAGAATCTAGTATTACTGGCAACGTTAATTACTTACAACCTACTGGTTTTAAGTTAGGAATTAATCGTAAGTACTTTCCGAATATTGAATATTTTGCACAGTCAGTACAACATCCAGATATGCAAATAACTTCTATTGAAGTTCCTTATAAAAGAATAGGATCCATTCCATTAACTGGTGATAAATTAGTTTTCGGTGAAATGACTGCAATGATTATTATGGATGAGAACCTGTCAGCATATACTGAAATGTATAATTGGTTAACGTCTTTTGTAGAAGCACCTGACGTAAAAGCTTCTGAAGCTGCTAACGGTATTAAAGGTCCATCAACTGCGAACATAACTTTATCGATACTAACTAGCCACAATAACGTTGCGAAGAAGATAATATATAGAGATGCAGTACCAACTTTGTTAGGTGATATTGCATTTGAGGCAGCGGCAGGTGATGTACAATATATGACATTCCCTATATCGTTTAGATTCTCATACTTTGACATTGAATAAAATTAGGATATATTATGGATTTAAAAATGATCCTCGACATGTGGTCGAGCGACAGTGTTATTGGTCAATCTAGTTTAGACGAATCATCACGTCAAACACCTGTACTCCACGCTAAATATTTAGAATTACTTTCTCTTGCAAAGCTTAGATTAAAAAAAGCTGAACAAGAACAAAAGATATTATTGAAGGACAAATGGCTTTATTATAACGGAAAGATGGATCAAGACCAAATAATAGAAAAAGGTTGGAAGCACGATCCGTTCGATGGCCTTAAAATATTAAAAGGCGAGATGGATTATTATTATGACTCAGATCCAGAAATACAACAGTCTGTCGAAAAAATAGAGTATCTGAAAACTATAATAGATACTTTAAGCGAAATAATGAATAATGTAAATTGGCGACACCAAACTATTAGTAATATGATTAAGTGGCGGATATTTGAGAGTGGCGGTTAATATAAAAATATGGAAGAAAAATGAAAGTATTGCTTTAGTAGATTGCGATCCTGGTATTGCTCAAGGCTTAAGTGAATATTTTTCTTTCTTTGTTCCTGGTTACAAGTACATGAAATTGTACAAACGTAAAATATGGGACGGTAAAATTAGATTATTTAATGTTAACTCGCATGAGTTGCCAGCAGGACTATATCCTTTTGTAGAAGAATTCTGTAAAAGAAATAATTATAGCTTACTTACTAAATCTTCTGATTACGGATCTTTATTAGACAAAGATAAACAAGACCCCGATTTAATATATGAATACATAAAAGATTTAAATTTAACTAGCCGCGGCCAACCTATTGAGATTCGTGATTATCAGTTTGATGCCGTTATGAAAGCGTTAAACTTAAATCGCTGTGTATTACTGTCTCCGACAGGATCCGGCAAGTCACTTATAATCTATTGCTTATCTCAAATCTGGCTTAAATATTTAACAGATGGATTAAGATACCCTCATGCTGGTAAAGTATTAGTAGTAGTACCTACAACATCTCTCGTTGAACAAATGCAAAAAGATTTTGTTGATTATGGTTTAGGCGAGAAAGCTATACATAAAATATATTCTGGCAAAGATAAAGATAATATAGATTCTTCTATTGTTGTATCTACATGGCAATCAATATATAAGTTACCAAAAGAATGGTTTGATCAGTTTGGTATGGTGATCGGTGACGAATGTCATGGATTTAAATCAAAGTCGTTAACTGACATTATGAACAAATGTACCGAAGCAAAGTATAGAATTGGCACAACCGGTACTCTGGACAATGCACAAGTCCATCACCTCGTCTTACAAGGCTTGTTTGGAAAAATACATAGGGTAACAACAACCAAAGCTCTGCAAGACAATAATACTCTTGCCAAACTCGATATAAATATAATTATGTTAAAATACAACGAAGAGACACGTAAGTCTCTTGGGAAGATGACATACCAGGATGAAATTGATTGGATCGTTAGAAATAATTCTCGCAACACTTTCATTCGCAATTTGGCTTTGGATGCTGATGGCAATACTCTCGTCTTATTTAATTTTGTTGATAAGCATGGTAAACCTCTCTTTGATATGATAAATGATAAAGTTGAAGAAGGAAGAAAAGTATTTTACGTATCAGGTGAAGTAGAAACGTC